AGAACTATCATTCTCTTATACAACTCAATATAAGGTCAAGGATGATAAGGGTAAAACTTTTGAACTTAAATATACCCGAACAAATATCTCAGATGAATATTTGATATGGGATGGAAATAAAGGAAAATGGGTTGATATGGATTATGACCACCCATTTTTAGAATTTTTGGAAGACAATGATAAATTTTTAGATTATTAATTATGGAAGACAAGACGCTCAAGACACTACTTTCTAAGTTGAGACAACCAATTCACATCAGTTACATTTCAAAATACATTTTGAAAGAGACTGAAAATGAAACTGAAGTTAAATTAAATAAACTAATGGATGAAGGATTGATTGAGGAGTCTAGTTATTCCAAAGGTTACTACGTTGTAAAAAAAGAAAATTAAATAATATGAAAGTTAAATTAGAATATGTGTGGTTGGATGGGTATCAGCCAGAACCTAATCTTAGAAGTAAGGTTAAGGTGATTGAAAAAGAAGAGACTGGTCTTCAGAATATTCCATATGGGGATATTATAACACTGAAGGATTGCCCTGAGTGGAGTTTTGATGGTTCATCAACACAACAAGCTGACGGACATTTTTCTGATTGTATTTTGAAACCTGTTAGAGTTTATCACAACTCACTTAACGAAGGTGGTCTATGGTCTTTCTTGGTGTTGTGTGAGGTTATGAATCCCGATGGGACTCCACACGTATCAAATACAAGAAGTCTTGTTGGGGAAGAAGAAGAGGACCTTTGGTTTGGTTTTGAACAAGAGTATACCATTATGAAAGATGGTAGACCTTTGGGTTTCCCTGAGAATGGATATCCTGAACCACAAGGAAAATACTATTGTGGTGTAGGTAACGGACAAGTTAACGGTAGAAAATTTGTGGATACTCATATGGAAAATTGTATCTTGGCAGGTATTGAAATTACAGGTACAAACGCCGAGGTCTTATTGGGTCAGTGGGAGTACCAGGTATTCTCCAAAGGTAAATTAAAGGCCGGTGATGATTTGTGGATGTCGAGATACATTTTACAACAAATGTCTGAGGACTATGGTTTTAAGATTGAATTCCACCCTAAACCTGTGATGGGTGATTGGAATGGTTCAGGATTACACTGTAACTTCTCAAATGACAAGATGAGAAATGAAGGTGGTGATGAATACTTCAAAAACATCTTTAACGCCTTTGATTCACGTCATCAGTTACACATTAACAATTACGGTTCTGATAACAATCTTCGTTTGACTGGTAAACACGAAACCCAATCTATTGACAAGTTTAGTTGGGGGGTTGCTGACCGAGGTGCATCAATCAGAGTTCCATTGTCTACATCAAAAGAATGGAAGGGTTATGTTGAAGACCGTAGACCGGCATCAAATGGTGACCCATATAAAATTGTTGGTATCATATCCGAAACTCTGGACTTTGCATTAACTCTTGATAAGATTATTCATAATATGAATACTAAAGTTGATACTCAAAAATCACCACTTAAAGATATTATGGAACAACATCAATTCGAAGAGTCTGAAAATAAAAGTGGTTCAATTTATAACGATTAATATATGAGTGAACAAGTAAATCACCCTCAACATTATGGGGGAAAGAATAATCCATATGAAGCAATAAAAGTTATTGAAGCTTGGGACTTAGGATTTAATCTTGGGAATACTGTAAAATATATTTCAAGGGCAGGTAAAAAGGGGACTGACAAGGAACTTCAAGATTTGAATAAAGCTCTATGGTATCTCAACCGTGAGGTTCAGAATAAAAGTGGAAATGGTGATAAACCTCATCGTAGACTGATAATCCATAACCCAACAAATGACAAAACTCGATACTATCGTAATTACAATTTATTTTGGGATGAGTTAACCCAAGAACTATCAGAACGATATGAGGTTATTGAGAACAGGCATTTTGAGAATGCTCACTTTGACAGACAAGAAATTAAATTAAAAAAAGGTCTTGCCAAAGAATTCTTATTGTTGGAGTGTGAATATGTTATTGAAGATGCTGACTCTGGTGAGTTTTGGATTATGAGTGTCTCTGATGACTTGGGTTACGCAACTATGAATGAGAAACACAATCCTTTATGTAAGAAGGTTTTGATTTCACAGTTCATTGATTACAAGATTAAACACCACGTTGATAATAACTATGACAAATACTCACCTTGGATTTATTTCCCATCTGGTTTGATTGACTTGGAACAGTTTTATCACAAAAGAAAACACGTTCAAAACAAAGTACCTTTAATGTATTTCAGAGGTAATGTTTCACAAAGACCCGCTTTAAAACATTTCTCGGATGAGTTGTTGTATTGTCCCGAAACACCAACAACCCCTGAAGCATACTTCAATGATATGATAGATTACCAAGTGTCGTTGTCTATGGCAGGAGTGGGAGAACTTTGTTATAGAGACATTGAATGTATGGCGATTGGAATGCCATTGATTAGATTTGAGTTCCAAGTTGAAATGCACGAAAAGTTAATTCCAAACGTACATTACATTTCTGTTCCATATCCTGATGATATGCCAAGACACAATGGAGTTGCCAGTGACCGACTATCAGGACCTCACCACGTAAAAATGATTGAGGAAAGATTCAAAGAGGTTGTTGATGACCACGAATTTTTAAGTTATATTTCTAAAAACGCAAGGGAGTATTATGAAAGAAACTTGTCACCACAAAGTAGAGTGAATAAAACCCTTGAAATTTTAGGATTATAATATGGAAGATTTAATTGGAAGAGTAATTAATGGAGATTGTATTGAAGTGATGGCTTCGATGCCTGAAGGTTCAGTGGACCTGATTGTTACATCACCACCTTATGGTGTTGGTATCGATTATGATGTTCACGAAGATGATATGGTTTGGGAGGAATATGTAAAATTTACATATTCGTGGATGGAACAAGCATACCGTGTATTGAAAGATGATGGTAGGATTGCTCTTAACATCCCATACGAAATCAACCGTCAGGATAAAGGAGGTAGAATCTTTATGGTCAGTGAAGTGTGGCAGATTATGAAACAGATTGGTTACAAATTCTTCGGAGTTGTTGACCTTGAAGAAGAATCACCACATAGAAGTCGTACCACGGCTTGGGGGTCTTGGATGAGCCCTTCAGCCCCTTACATCTATAACCCAAAAGAATGTGTTATTTTGGCATACAAAAACAAACACATTAAGAAAGTAAAAGGTCAACCTGAATGGACTGGCGAAATGGGAGAAGTAGAAGGTAAGGATGGTAATATGAGACCAAAGATGATGTATACGGAACAACAAAAACGTGAGTTCATCGATTTGGTTTTCGGACAGTGGAAATACTTTGCTGACACACGAAGTCTAACTAAAGCCACGTTCTCAATGGATATTCCAACCAAGGCAATCAAAATTCTTACGTATAAGAATGACATTGTTCTTGACCCATTCGCAGGTTCAGGTACAAGTTTGGTCGCCGCTGAGACACTTGACAGAAGATGGATTGGTATTGAACTGAGTCCAAACTATTCTAAAGTGGCTCGAGACAGAGTCGGGTTATTCGTAGAACAACGAAGACAACAAGTCATCGATTTCAACAATCAGAACCCTCACTAAAAAAGTGGGGGTTTTCTTTTTAACTTCTTGGTATTTATTGTAAAAGAATTTATGCCTCAAGTAATATTAACGGAATCCCAACTTGAAATCATTAAGAGTGTTATGGTATTGGAAAAAACTTCTGATACTAAAACTCTTAACGAGGACAATTGGAAAAATGATGTGTTAAGTTTGGTTGGGATTGTAGACCCAACAGGAATTGCTGATTTAATAAACGCAATATCTTATTACAGACAAGGCGATAACCTTTATGCCTTTTTATCGTTAATTTCTGTTGTCCCTTACATTGGTGATGCTTTAGGTAAATCTGTTATGGGAGCGATGAAAGTTGGGGGTAAAACACCTCAATTAATGAGAGCGGTATCTAAAGCAGTTGATGCTGGTGATACTGTTAAAGCGCAAAAATATCTAAATCAAATTGCTAAAAGTGAAGGTGCTCTTGGTACTTTCGCAAGAAAAGGTAGAGAATGGGCACCAAAAGTTGATGAATTCATTGACCGTATACCTGGTGGAGCCATCACAAGAGGATTTAAAAACACCATCAAAGAATGGGTAAGACTTTTTAGAGGTGTTGGAACTGAGGCGGCTTCTTTAGCGAAAAGATTACCTACTAAATCTGCTAAACAACAACAAGAACTAATTCAAGGACTTGAGTCGTTAGTTAAGAGAGAAAAATTCTTGGACCCCACAATTTTAAACAAACCAAATTTTTTACAAAGATTTTTTTATGGTGGTGGATTAGGTGCTGGAAGAGTTTCGGACCTATGGAGAAAAGGTAATATGAAGATTAGAGTTTTGATGGGTAAAACCAAATTCTATTTAGGATTCTTAGATTATTTAGGTGTTGCAAATTTTGTTGGACCAGATGAACTTGAAAAAATAGTTGGAGGGGAAGACGAATTATTAGCCAAGATGGAGAAGTATGAAAAAACTCCTGAAGCACAAACATATTTACAAGAGGATTTCCCAAAAGTATCAGATGAAGTTAAAGATGGTGGTAACGAAATGTCTTTAGGTTCACAAAAAATGGATATAATGGGTATGTTTATGAATACATTAATAAAAGGACCAATGACGGCTTAAAATGAAAGAAGAAGTAATATTAAAATTAGTACAAATACAAAACCAATTTAGATTTATACATTGGCAAACTATGTATGACGCAAAACACAGAGCATACGGTAAAGTATACGATAAAATGGGGGGATTCATTGATGACTTTGTTGAAGGTATGATGGGTAAATATGGTAGACCTGAATTTACAGAATCATTCTCAATTATGTTTCAAGACTTAGAATCAATGTCATTACAAAGCTTTATTGATGGTACGTGTGAATTTTTAATTTCACTTACTGACAGATTAGACCCTAAAGTTGATAGCGACTTACTCAACTTGAGAGATGAGATGTTACTATTAATAAACAAATTAAAATACCTATTAACACTTAAATACTAATGAAAAAAGTTATTAGATTAACAGAGTCAGAATTAACTAACTTAATTCGTAAGGTTGTTAGTGAACAGACACAACCTGAATCTTTTTACGTTAAAAAAGCGGAAGAGATTCTTAAAAAAGGTCCTAAACCAACTGAAGCCGGTGCAAAATATTGTTTCACTAAAGAAGATTTAGTTAAAGATATTAAAAACGAAGGTGTGCAAAACATAATGTTGTATAAAATCAAACCTGGTGATAGTTTGAGTAAATTAGAAGATATGACGATGCAAGCGAACCATATGTATAAATTCAATCATTTGTGTAATTTAAAGGCTAAAAATGGGTTAAGAGCTAACGATGTGGTTCTTATGAGTATGTTACCATCAATGTAATTAGTGTGTATGAAAAAAATAATTAAGGAATCAGGTTTAAGAGACATTAAGGCTTTGGCACAAAGATACCCAAAGGCTAAAATATATTTCCACCAAGATTTGGATGGTGTAACAACTGCAATTGCAATGAAAAAATACCTTGAAGATAATGGTATTAAAGTTGTTGATAGTGAGGTTATACAGTATGGAGATAAAGAATTCTCAGTTAAAAAACCTGATGCATCTGGTGATGTAATGCCAGTCTTAGTTGATTTTGCTCACGGTAAACCAATGTTTGTTATTCACACTGACCACCACGACAAACAAGTCGGTGCTGAGAAAGACGCTTCAAAGTCTTTTAGACAGGCAAGGTCAAACGTTGAAACCATTTCACAAATTATCTCACCAAAAGAATTATTTCCTGCTGATGACATTAGATTAATATCAACTGTCGACTCAGCAGACTTTGCCAAATATGGTTTAACAACCAAGGATGTAATCAATTATTTGTTTAGACTTAACAAAGAAAAAGATTTGGCTAGTAACAAAATGTTGTTAGGATTTGTTACAAACAAACTATTGTTGGCGTTCAAAAACAAGAAAGGGTTCCTTGAATACTTGGTTAATGATTCGGAACCATCCTTACTTTCAATATTAAACAACATCAAATCTTGGATGGGTTCCAATACAAGAGAAAAACCTGAGGACCTTCAAAGAAACGCTGAGACCTATATGGACTCAATGAAAGGTCATCCAAATGTTAGGAAGATTGGTAATATCATCGTTCAGTATGGTATGGGTAGTTTAAAAGGTACTGGGTCATATGACCGATACACTCCTTTTAGAAACAATCCTGAAGCTGACTTCTTAATTATTATGTGGCCGTTAGGGTTAGTACAGGCATCTTGTAATCCATTCAAAAAAGATAGAGAACTCAAAGGTGTTAATCTCGGTGAGATTGCACAAGAGGTTCTGGCCAAATGGGAGGGACAACTTAAAGATAGAACAATCCCATTATCAACGATAAAGTATGTGAGTGAATCATCAGTTGGACCTGAATCAGTAGGATTTACATTCAAAGACTTCGATGCAATTTATGGTGGTAAGTTGATGATGATGGATGGTGGTGAAAAAATCCTTGATAAAATTAAGGATATGATGGAAAAACCATACGACCAACTATCTGAAGAAGAAATGCAAATGTTAGATAAGATTGGTATCAACGCTTGGGACTTGATTCAAGCTAACTCAGGTGGACACAAATGTATTACCAACATATCAGGACTTAACTATCTTGGAAGAAGTACAAGACCACCAAGAGGTTCATACAGATACGACCCTGAAAGAGAGGACGCTCCTTACATTAAGTTTGTTAAAATGATTGGTGAGGAATTTTTGAGAAAGTTACAAGAGAAGATTGATGCTAGTCAACAAGAATCTTAATCTCATCACCTTTTTTGATATCGAGTTCTTTTGCAGAACCACCCATAATTTCTAAAATCATTCCACCCTTTCCACAATAACTTGGACAGTCATCTTCTTTACAAGGAGGACAGTCGTGGTGTATCTTAGTTATTACTCTATTATCAATGAATATGATATCAAGAGGAATGACGCAGTTCTTCATCCAAAAACAACTTGAGTCTTCATCCATAAAGAATAACATACCGTTATACTCGTCAGTAAATTTACGACCCATCATACCCATAGCACGACCTTTATTGTCGTGTCTAATCTTCACATTGAATATATTTTCACCTATTTTTACTCTCATAGATATCTATAAATATGAATGATTACAAAAGATACGTCGGTGTACTAGTCAAAGTTGGTGACAAATGCTTACTATGTAAGAGAAATAAGAAGGGTAGTTTCCCTGGTATGTGGTCTGTTCCTGCGGGAAAAATTGAAGAGGGGGAAGAGACAAGGGTGGCAGCTGTTAGAGAATTTAAAGAAGAAACTGATTTAGATTTGAATCCTGATAACTTAAAGTTCACTGGTATGTTACCAAGATTTACGCGTGATGGTAAACACTTCAAGGGACTAATGTATCTATATGAATACAATAGCGATACGGAACTTATACCTGATTTGGAGAGTGCCAAAGACGGTGAGGAACACACCGAATGTGGTTATTTTACCAAAAAACAAGTAAAAAACCTTGAAACAGGAGAAAAATTAAATAAATTGTTAATGAATATACTGTAAGACTTGGTTTTTTCCAATTTTAGCATATATTTATAAAACTCTACCGAAAGGTAGATAATACCCCCAAAAAAAGTTTCATAAACAATTTGACAAGTCCAAAATTTGTTCGTAAGTTTGTGAGACACTCGGAAGAAGAGGAGTAGAATCCTCAAACCCCAAATCCCAAAATGAGTGTTCGAGAGGATATAAGTTTTGGGATTTTTTTTCGAATCACGTTCTTTAAAATATATCGCGGGGTGGTAGCAGTTGGTAGCTCGCAAGGCTCATAACCTTGAGGCCGTCGGTTCGAGTCCGACTCCCGCAACAAAAAAAACTTTTACAAAGTGCTTGACAGATTAAAATAATCTTCTTAACTTTGTGAAACAATTAACGAAACACGTTCTTTTACATATTTGATTATCCTTCTAACCAACAGGTTAGTAAATAAGATAATTGGCCGCCTATGGTCAATAAATAAACCACGAAAGTGGGATAAAGTGGTCTCCGAAGGTTAACGGAGACTGCGGTTCTTTGAACTTCGGTTCTTAGAGCTCGAGTAGGCAAGCGGGATATCATTGTTCCTGAGTAGTCGAGGGTGACACTGTAGACAAAATGGAATGATGACTCAGCGATGTGGGTCGTTGAGTTGAGTTCGGAAGAACAATAAGAATAACTCGTAGAATTGTTGTGAGAAGTAAAGTCATCCAACTTTACAATCACGGGATTCAATATCAGAGGTGTCTTAAAGACGAAAGTCATGTTATCGTACAGGTGGTGCTGTTGGTAACCTTAGTTAGAATCTACCAAGATTTTAATTATGAAGATTTCTTGAAGTATCGAGGTAGGGATATCTCAGAGAGTAGTTCAGTATCGAGTCGTTCAAAAGATGGCTTGTCTGGTTGGCAGACCGCTACTTTCACCATCCACAGACCAACAACTTTGCATTTTGAAGTATGCAAATACTAAAAGACGAAGGAAAAGTGTCTGTCAGTCGTAGGCGAAAGGTGACTACATAGTAATGAGATGTTCATTGCCATTATGGGTTCCCAAGACCCAAATGATTCTTGAGAAAGTTCTCTAATCCCGCAAGGATTCACTGGGGTGGCAACCTCGGAGAGTAACAAGTACAAAGAGAGTAACCGCACGACTCAAGGAATGGTACCCCTAAGGAACCGTCACTAAGAATTACTACTCAAAAGGTAGTGGAAACGGGAAGAAACAATAATGTCCCTAAAGATTCTTAATCGAAGGTGTATTCTCAACCTAAGTGCCAGAACCCGAAGAAAAAAATCTTCGGGTTTTTTTGTTTATATGAAAAGTTATTTCTATATTTGTGGTATGAAAATCAATTTTACATACAATATTAGGATTGAGAACGAGAAGTTCGGGACCCTCTTGAATGAAACCTTTGTTGACGGTATTCAGTTTAAGTTGTTTTTGAAAATGGTTCACGGTTGTTTGGAACTCAAAGGAGATTTGGATTTCTTCAATGGTACCGACTTCTTGGTTCACATTCCGTACAAATATTTGGTTGATTCAATTGTTTTGACTTCATTGATTACACCCACGGTTGGTGAGGTATCATTGTCAGAACATATGAAATCCAAAGTGGAAGCTTTGGTTACCAAGTAAATCCTGGTAGTCCAGGTGGTGGAGTCGATTGACAAATCCTGTCAGTCCCAAAAGAAAAGGTCAGATATCATCTGACCTTTTTTATTTTTTCCTATTTCCTAAAACTACCGGAACTCCTAAGTAATTTGAAATTGACCTTTGTATGACAGACATCCAATCTTCTATTGCATCATCAAGTTGGTAAGGTTCTTCATCAGATATCACTTCAAAAAGTTCGTCTAATGTATATGTTTGAGTATTACCTTCATCATCCATAAACTCGACTAAAGAATCTTTTAATTGCCAATCTTCAATCAAAATACCAATGTAAGGGTTACCAACTTCTTCTAAAACCGTATTTGAATTACTAAAATCCAAATCAAGATAACTTGGGTTATCCTGTCCCCATTGAGCATATGGGTAAATTTTAAATACACCATCTTTTTGAGATAAACGTTTTACTGAGGTGTCGAAGAACTTATCGGCCCCTGATTCACCAAATCTATCTGCAACCATTTGGGCGAACTTGATTTTGTTCAGATTCATAAAATCCAAAATATCTGTTGCTTTTGGGTTTGGGTAACCACCTGAATGTTTGAAAATTCTTAAAACGTCATCTAATTTCATATTTTACCTCAAGATATTTAATAAATACCACAAGACTGGTATCTTGTTTACATACAAACAACTTAAAACTATTTTTACAAAAAAAACTATGGAAATAAAAATCACATCAAAAGAAATACTCTCCCACCCAAACGATTATTCTCTCGGTGAATATGTTCGTCAAAAATATTGGAATGAGATTGAGTTAATGAAATCTAACCGAGATGAACACGTTACGTTACAGATAGACGAGAACGGTATGGTTACAAGTTTAGGTAACAGTATCGATGGGTTTGAAGTTTGTATCCAATGTGGTAGAAAAACAAACGTACCAACAGGAACCCACGTTGACTTCAGGACCAACTACTACGAAGGTGCCGGACAAGGTTGTGACGGAAGTTGTAGAAATTCTTAAAAAAAGTTTTGGCAGTTTGGATAATATCACTATCTTTGTAGTGTTAAAAACAAATACACACACATATGACAACCACAACCACCACCCCAAAATCTATCATCAAAGTTACTGAAGGCGTAATGGCAGGAGACGTATTCTACGGAAGTTTCGAAACCATTGTAAAGAGCAAACGTCACACTGTATCGGTTTCTAACCACCTTAAAGACGAGAACAAAGAGTATGAGTTCCGTATCGCTGGTAAGTGTCGAGCAGGGTTCATCAGTATCCACGACACCAAAGGAACTCCCAAGCGAGTTATCAGTGGATACAAGAAGAACACACTTGTTAACGTTCAAGTGAAGGACGAATACGGTAACTGGATGAACGTATTGACCACCAAAGGAAACAAGTGGAACAGTATCGACAAAGGATTCTTGGACGTGTTGACTGTAGGTACAATGAGAGAGTCTTTCCCCGATATGTGTGATATGAAGATTTGGGAATTCTTCGGAGCTAAGACTTGGGCAGACCAAGCCTTCACTCAAAACTAAGAGTGACAATCCCCTCTAAAAAAAGAGGGGATTTTTTTTTGAATTGTGTTGTGGGAACCAAAACTTTCCTTATCTTTGTATTGAATTTAAAACCAACCAATATGACAACCACCATCACTACCCAAGAAAAAGTTCGTAACTACCAAGGTAACAACAGCTTCATCCTTAAAATGAAAGAATCTCTTAACCAGTGGGGTCGTTTGACTCCCAAGCAAGTCGAAGCCGCTGAGAAATGTCTCAATGCACCTGTAACCACTTTGAACGTTGAGGAACGTCCCGAGTTGAAGAAAATCGTTGAATACAACGGTGAGAGCACCTTCGTGAAAGACATCTCTCTTAAACTTCAAAAGTGGGGAACGTTGACCAACAAACAAATCAACGCAGCTCTCAAACAAATCGAGAAGGAAGAAGACAAGTCTAAGACTATCAACTTCAAACTTCCAACCGTAGGAGAAACCATCAAGGTTGGACGTAAAATCGGTCAACAAATGAAGGAGACTTACAACCTTGAGTTCAACCCAACAATCTTGGATATCACTAAGATTTTGGCTATCTCACCAAAGGCGGTTAAGTTCTCAGGTAAGATGACCGTAAGCCGTATGAAGGTTTGTATGTGTTGTGGTAAAGATTTGACTGATGAGTTCTCAATGTTGACAGGAATGGGTAAGATTTGTTCAAAGCATATGAGAATCCCTTACATCAAGAACTCTTCTGAAGCCGGAGCTTACCGTGAGGCATACCTCAAACGAGTTGAGGAAATCGGAGAGATGGAGTTTTGGGTTCCGAAACGTCAAATCAAAGAATGGAACGGGAAGTCTCAGATTATGATGGAGTGGGTATAAGATGGTTGGTGAATTGGTCCTCGAAAGAGGACCTTTTCTTTTATATGAACTTTACAACAACACTTTAAATAACTATGTTTTGAACGTATGAAGACAAAAAAACCGTCAGCAATAGTGTATGGATTAGGTACGGAAGGTGAAACAACCTTAATCTCACAAATATACTGGGAAGAACATCTGTTTGATGATGTTGTTGTTTATAATCTACCATATACAAACGATGTCGTTGGTGATTATACAAAATATAAACCTGACTTAATTATAAGTTTTGGTGAAGAAGTAAACATCCCACACTATCATTTGAAAAGATTTCACATTCACTATGATGAACCGATTGATGAAGCAATTTTGGCGAACGTAATTGTTTGTCAGACTGTGTTTAGAAACTGTGAATATTTTAGACCAAGATTTACAATTTTCACACCAACCTACAAAACAGGAGAAAGGATTTATAGGACTTATGAGTCTTTAAACAACCAAACCTTTGATAATTGGGAATGGGTTGTGGTTGATGATTCGCCTGACCCTGAAACTTGGGAGATGATAACTGAAATTGCGGAGAAAGACTATCGGGTAAAACCTCACAGGATTTATCCATTATCGGGTGGTAATATTGGTTTGGCTAAACATCGTGCAGCTATGTTAGGTGATGGTGATTGGTTGATTGAATTGGACCACGATGATTGTTTGGTTACAACTTGTCTTGAAACCGCTAATGATGCAATATTAAAATACCCTGACGCGGGATTTCTTTATACTGATTGTTCAGAGATATACGAGGACGGTGAACCTAAGTTTTATGACCACGATTGGACTGGTAATTGGTATGCTCGTCACGATAACTATTTTGACTTTGGGTATGCTGGACACAGTTGGGTAAATGTTGACGGTGTTGATAGACTTGCTCATTGGTACCCTGATGTAAACCCACTCACAATTAGATTCAATATCACAATGCCAAACCACGCTAGAATGTGGGAGAGAAGTGTTTATCATAATATTTCAGGACACAATAAATTAACACCTGTTGCTGATGACTTGGAGATTCTTATTCGTACATTTTTAGAAACCAAGATGATTCACGTAAAGAAGGTGTTATATCTACAATACAACAATAACAACTCAACAGTTGATAATAATGCAACAGATATTAATCGTAGGGCCAGATTAATCAGGGACTTCTATGATAAAAGAATACACGACAGAATTGAAGAAATGGGTTATTTTGATTGGAATTGGGATGAGATTACACAACACTCACAAAAGTTCCAAAACAGTGTCCCAATCAAAAAATACTATAAACAAGAACAAGTAATGAATTACATTTATGAATAAAAAAACCAAAATTTGCTTAAACGCGATGGTGGCTAATGAGGCCAGAACTATCACAAGAATGTTAGACTCCTGTTTCCAATATATTGATTATTGGGTTATACAGGACAATGGGTCTACTGACGGAACACAAGACATTATAAGAAACTACTTCAAAGAAAAAGGGATTCCTGGATTCCTGTATGAGATTGAATGGCAATATCCAGGATGGAATAGAGACCATACCTTACAGGAATGTTTGAAGGCTGACCACGGATGTGATTGGATTCTGAGAATGGATGCTGATGAACAACTAATTGTTGATGAGGACTTTGATTGGACTGTATTGGAAGACACTTCAATTGATTCATTCAACATTACAGCTCAGGCAATGGGTACAAAGTATTACAGAACTTGGTTATGGAATGCAAAAAGACCTTGGTTTTTTCAACACGATAAAAGACACGAAACAATTCACTTACCTGAAGTCGGTGAAAATTTCCAAAGAATGGTTCTACCTTTTGGATTTAGACACTTAATCACAAATGATGGTCAGACTTGGTTTGCACCAAGAAAGTTTTTGAGAGATGCTTTGGAATTAGAAATTGACAAAGTTGTTGGAAACACCATCAATGAGGATATGTATCATCTTTGGTATGTTGGTAAGAGTTATGCTGATTGTTATGGAAATCCTGATGAACTTGCATTTGGAAAGGACCACTCAGACGAATATGCTCGTAGAGCGATTTTCTACTTTAATAAGTTTTTAGCACTTAATCACAACTGGTTTAATACTGGTAAACCTGCAAGATTAGATGAGATGTCATATCTAACATTTATACTTTTGGGTGAAGCATATAACTTTAGAGGGGAGTATGATAAAGCGGAAGAACACTACAAATCTGCAGGACCGTTCTCTCCAACAAGAAATGAACACTTGATGTATTTGGCATTCTTTTATGAGAAAAGACAAAGGAACAAAGAAGCTCTTGAGGTTGTTGAACAAATGATTAATGAAGGTAGAGAAAACCCATATCCTAATTTGTGTTTCTTGATTGAGGATAGATGTTATACTAATTCATCTAACTTCTTGTATGAGTTCAAAGAAAGATTAGAGAACAAGATTAATAAACCTGTATTATCTCCTGACAGTGTCGTTTTTGACTTCCTATAGACATTATGACTTTGTAATCGTGGGGGCAGGTCTCTTTGGAGCAATCTGCGCCCACGAACTAAGTAAGAAATTCAACGTATTAGTTGTTGAAAAAAGAAATCATATCGGTGGAAACTGTTATACTGAAAATATAGACGGTATACACGTTCACAAGTATGGTGCTCACATATTCCATACTAATGATGAAAGAGTTTGGAACTACGTAAACAGATTTGCAACTTTTAATCAGTTTGTTAATTCACCTTTGGCTAACTATAAGGGTGAGATTTACTCATTACCTTTCAATATGTGGACATTCAATCAACTGTGGGGTGTTAACACACCTGAAAAGGCTCAGTATATGATTGAGGAACAAAAATATAAGGGACCTATTACTAATTTGGAAGAACAAGCTCTTTCAATGGTAGGGACTGACATATATGAAAAGTTGATTAAAGGTTATACTGAGAAACAATGGGATAAGAAATGTTCTGAACTACCACCATCCATTATTAAAAGATTACCTGTTAGATTTACTTGGAATAACAATTATTTCAATGACAAGTACCAAGGAATTCCTGACGGAGGTTATACCCAAATTTTTGAAAAACTACTATCAGGTATTGAAGTACTGACTGAATTTGATTTTTTTGAGAATAGAGATATCCTTGAGTCTTTATCTGATAAGATAATTTACACAGGACCAATTGATAAGTTTTACGATTACGAATTTGGTCGATTGGAATATCGTAGTCTTAGATGGGAGAATTACCAATTAGAAGTTGACAACTTCCAAGGAAACCCTGTAATGAATTTTACTGATTCTGATACTAAGTATACTCGAATATTAGAACATAAATGGTTTGACCCTAAGAATCAAAAAGGTACTTATATCAGTAAGGAATACTCTTGTGAGTATACTGGTGAGAACGAACCATATTACCCAATCAGAGACGGTAAAAATGTTGAGATTTATGAAAAATATAAATCATTGACAGAGTCTGAATCTAAATACATATTTGGGGGTAGACTTGGGACCTATGCTTATTATGATATGCACCAAGTGGTTGCTCAAGCGTTACATACGGTAGATGGGATTTTTCGTAAATACGATTACTCGAAGTAATAGTCGGTGAGACAGAAAGTGTCTTTTGTTAGTTGTGATGTAACTGAATCAATTCTTTCTTTTATTTGAGAAATTATTTGAGGTTGGTTAACATCATCGTTATATGTCTTGATGGTAAGACCATAAACCCAATCACACATTGC